TTTTAAAAACCATGAATCTTTTTTAAGTGCTTCAAGTAAAATTAATCTTGAAGGGGTAGGTTCTTATACCTTTATTAGAAATCCTTATGAGTGTGTTTTGTCAGATTTTTTCTTTAGACCAGAAATAACAAAGTTGTCAAAATTGTGGAATGAAATGCCAAAACAAAATAAAAATAATTTAATTAATGATTATTTTTTAGGAAAACTTACCTATGGTCCATTTTTAAGAAGCACCAAGAATCTTTATACTGATGGAAACAATATCCTTGTGACTAAATTGTTAAGATATGAAAATGGTTTAGAAAGTGAAATAAATAAAGTATTACCACTACATAATTTGCCAAGGATTCAAATAAATACTTTTGAAAAAGCATATAGACCAAAAAATGTTTTGTATAATGACATTTTTACAAAAACTCATATACAACAAATTCAAGAAGAATGGTTTTGGGAATTTGATAACTTAGGGTATAATAGATAAATGATAACAAAAGAAAAAGAAAACTTTAATTTTAACTTTATTAAAAATTATAATATAGATAATATAGTTAAAATTGTTGAAACTTTTTCAAATGAGTGGAAACTAAATACATCTAGGCAAGATCAAAAAGATCAGACTCATAATAAAACAAATACATATTTTATTCGTGGTATGGATCAAAGTTGGATTCCTTATCAAGAATTAAAAACAATTGCACTATCCACAAGTGTTGAACTTCTAATTGAAATAAATAAAATAATTAAAGATTTAGAAGTTTACCATGATGGAAAGTGTGGAATGGCAATGATTGTTAAATTATTTTCTGATGCAGAAATATTAGAGCATTCCGATGGATCTCCATATCTTTCTGCTGTAAGAAGACATCACATTCCATTAAAAACAAATGACAATGTTTTATTTTTTATTGACAATGAATCAATGAATTTAAAAATAGGAGATTGTTGGGAAATAAATAATAACAAACTTCACAAAGTAATAAACAAATCCGATCAAGATAGAATTCACTTGATGATAGATATTGTGCCAAATAAATACATAGGAGAACAAAATGCGTAAAACATTAACATTAGCAATCATCAGTATTGCATTGATTGGGGGAACAGCCCAAGCAGCAACAAAAACTAACACTCCTGATTGGGTAGTTCAAGATAAAAAAGTAACTCCAGGAGCATTAAATCCCATGGTTACTCAAGCAAATATTGCAACAACAGTTTGTAAAGTGGGTTGGACAAAAACAATTCGTCCTACAGTAACATTTACAAACAAGTTAAAGGATACACAACTTAAAACGACATATGCTTCGTATGTTAAAATTTGGGGTTCATCAGCGGCTGCTTATGAAGAAGATCATCTTATTTCTCTTCAACTTGGTGGGGCACCGTCAGATCCTAAAAATCTTTGGCCTGAACCTTATGCAGGCATGGGTGCACGAAAGAAAGATGTTGTAGAGACTGCTCTAAAGCGTCTTGTTTGTGCTGGTACAGTCAAGTTAGTAGATGCTCAAAAGGCTATTTTAGACTGGCCTACAGCCTATAAAAAGTATGTTACAGCAGCAGACAAGCCAGATACGAGTGATAACTAATGAGACATATACTTTATTTTACTGCAGACTGGTGTAATCCTTGTAAAAGAACCAAACCTTTTGCAGAAGAATTAATTGCAGAGGGTGCAAAAATTCAATTTATAGATGCAGATAGTCAACTTGATATGATTAAAAACTTTAATGTTTCAACTGTTCCAACATTTATTCTTATTGAAGATGGAAAAGAAATCAATAGAATGACTGGTGGAAAAACAAAAGACCAACTTGAACAATTCTTAAATGGATAAAATTAATTTAAAAACTAATGCAATGATTGAGCATTTAATTAATCAAAAAGCAATAGAATTTTATGAAATTGATGAAGATGGACAAATGCTTTATAAAATTACAGAAAAATTGCAAAGCGTTAGTCCAGAATTATACGAAGATCTTCGTGATCAATATGAAGAACACATGTTCAAACTAATTGATGAAGGTCCAATTGCTATGACTTGGAGAATAAATGGATGAAGATCAAGTTTTTGAAGACCTTATTTTAAAAGGTGCACTTGAACCATGCGGTATTGATATAGAGACAGGAGATATGCTTTATAACTTTACAGATAAACTAAAAACTATAAGCCCAGAACTTCACAATGAATTTTCAAGATATTTTTCAACTGAAGTTTATGCTTTGTGGGAAGAAGGATTTTTAGATATGAATGTAACTGAAAATAATCCATCTGTTTATATAACACCTAAAGCACTTAACGCCGATGAAATAAAAAAATTGGATAGAGATAAACAGTATACATTAAAAGAAATAATTAGATTGATGCTAAATAAAGGTAAAAAATAATAATGAATTTTATTATTGGTGCTGTTGTTGCTTTTGTTATAACAATTTTAACTATCATGTATATAGATCATCTGCATGATATTACGATGACACCTAAAAAATATATTTTTTCACAAAGTTCTTTACATGAAATTATTAAACCCTTATTGCCAGCAGAAGTTTTTATTAATCCTGTTAAAAAAACACAGTCAAAAATATATGAAGAAAGAACTAATGTTCGTGTAATTATTGTGGATGGTTTAGCCTATTGGATAAGAGATAATAAATTTTATGAAGCAAATATGTTTGGTGCGGACATAGATAAAGAGTCTGCTAGAATAGTTGACACAATAGGAATGGATAGGGTACAATTAGATAAGATGCTGTTCATAATGGACAAACTTAGAGAAGGATTAGACAATGATAGTGGGAGTTCAGGGAACTAATAGTTTTAAAGACTATAAGGTTTTTTTACGTTCTATGGGTGTATCTTTGTCTATGTTAAAAGAAGAAGATAAAGAGTTTTATATTTATTCTGCAGGGCCAGGCAATGTAAACGATATGGTTTCTGAGTTTACAAATTTATCTGAAAGAGGAATGAAGGCTCGTGGTAAAAGAATTAAATTTTATAAAGTTTCTCCAGATTGGATAAACGAAAATATACTAAGTTTTGATTATGTGATTAATTTAATTACTGATTCAGATCATAAATCAAAACTTATTTATAAAGCAGAAGAAAATAACATAGAATATGGAATATTCAAATACTAAAGTAAAGGATAAAAAATGATAATCACTTCATTAGAAAAAATGGAAGAGATTGTGTCTTCAAATAAAGCATTAAATTGGGATGGCTGGACTGTTGTTCATTCACACCCTTCTGATAAAGCAAGAACATCCAAATTTGGAGCACTAGTAAATGGAAAGTGGAATTTGCAAAAGCATTTTGTTCCTTCTAATACTGGTTGGGAGATTCCAGATAAGTTTGTGAGGTAGAATGAAAAAGCATGAATGGAAAGACAATGCTTTATGTCTAGACTATGATACAAATTTATTTTTTGATAAATATGAAGAAAATGAATCTTTAAGATTGGCAATAGACCAACTTTGTTCTAGATGTCCAGTAAATAAAGAATGTTTTGCAGTTGGTGTTTCTCAAAAAGAATGGGGAATTTGGGGAGGAATTTATCTAGAAAGTGGAGAACTTTCTAAAGAATTTTCAAACCACAAGAGTAAGAGTGACTGGGCTAATACATGGCAATATTTAACTATGGAAAAATAAATGTATACAGAACAAAATAGAAGAGCGTTCATGTCTGTGGCACATTTTGCACCCAAAAACTTTTCATTAACTGTGATTGATAATGATCATTTTCTTACCTTAAAAGCAAGCGAAAAAGATTTTATGTCATTATCTGTTGATGATAGAATGATGGCTGTAGAATATATGATCCGTGCTAAAAATGCATTAGAAGATACTGGTGCAATTGTTTTATTGGTTCGTGAAGGAGGGATTGAAGAATGATCTTAATAATTTGCTTACTAACCTTAATTAGTTTATTAATATTTGCACTATCAACTTTGGGCATTAAGTTTGTATTAATGAGAAATGAAATGTCAGAGTTAACACTTAGATTAGCACTTACGGAACAAAAAATAATTAATCAATCAGAAATTAAAGATTCTCCATTAGAAGCAAATGAAGGGTTTTTGCGTTTTATCTCTCAGTCTAGAGATTGGGCTTTTCAATATATAGAAGAAGCACAAACGGCTATTAATAATTTTGTCAGCAATGTTGAACCAATAATACTTTATTTTGATTCTTACGGAGATGCTGGACCACAAGGACCAGATCATGATATGTTAAAAACAATTTCTAAAGAATTTAAAAACTTAAAAGAAATACTACCAAAGGAGCAATAATGAAAGATATACTACTATCAACACTAACAGGTTTTGGATGTGGCATTGTGTTTGCTGCGTTCAAATTGCCAGTTCCAGCACCACCAGTTTTTGCAGGAGTTGCAGGAATTATTGGTTTATGGATTGGTTTTACAATACTAACTAATGTAATTTCCTAGGAGGAAACATGAATACAACACAACTTAAGGCAATGCTTGCATCATATGCAAGATCTGTACTCGGTGCAGGTTTAGCATTGTATATGTCTGGGGTAACAGACCCTAAGACACTTGCCTACTCGCTATTAGCAGCAGTAGCACCTGTAGCACTAAGAGCACTTAATCCAAACGATAAGGCTTTTGGTCGTCTTCCAGATGTAGCAGTAATTGACGCTGCAGTTAAGTCTGCAACAGTCAAGAAGGCTCCTGTTGTAAAGAAGGCCGTCAAGAGGGCTGCAAAGTAGTAAAAACTAAATTAACAGGTTGGGGTAGTTGACCAACCTGTTTTTTATGATATAATATTAATACCTGCCCAAACGGGGGGTAAATTAAATTATTCGCTTGAAAGGGGAATAA